CAGCAGCAGTCAAGGGTCTTCCAATTCGTGCATTTATTGGCCAGAATCATGATGCCCATGTACAGGCAAAGATGATGTACCTTCAGGATCCAATGAATGGTGGTAGCCCGATCATGCAGCGAGTGGCTCCACTTATTCAGGCAAATATCCAAGAGCACATGATCATGAAGTACCAAGAGCAGGTCAATGGCGTTGCTCGCCAGATGATGACTGCTAAACAACAGACTGGTCAGCAGACTGGCCAGAATCTTGATGTAAACGATCCAAAAATCATCGAAATGGTCATGGCCCAAGCTGCACAGCAGGTCATGCAGGCTAACCAAGCTATGGCCCAGCAGCAGCAGGCTGCAAGCCCAGAAGCGCAGATGGTCCAGCTAGAAGCACAGCGTCTCCAGATCGAGCAGGACAAGGTTCAGGCCCAGCTAGCAAAAGAGAGCGTTGATGCAGCGATGCGTAATCGGGAACTTGATCTCAAGGAAGCCGAGATGCGTATCGACATGATGAAGGAAGGCATCAAGACCACGACTCTGGTCAACGAAAAGGAAAAGGATCGCAGTGCAAAGAAGGCTATTGTTGCTCTCCAAGCCATCATGGATCTTGCCCAGACACAGCAGGGCATTGAAAAGGAAAAGGCACTGAAGGCTGCTGATATCCTGACAAGCATGGCAAAGGGTCAGCAGCGCTAGTAATCCAACTGCAAGATGGTTATCTACGATGAGATGGCAGTCTCTCTGAATAGGGAGATTGACAAGCTGACTAAAGTTCTTGTCTCCGGACAAGCTTCGGATTATGCTTTCTATCGAGAAATAGTTGGCAGGATCGAAGGTATTGAAAGTGCCAAGCAGATCCTGCACGACATTCTCAAGGCCCGTCTTCACAGCGATGAAGACGATTAAAATGGAAAACAAGAATAACAAGAATAAAGGGAGCGAGTTGAATGTTTCAGGTTCAGATGGATAAGTCCATCGCCAACGATGAGTGGATCAGCGATGAGGATGTAAAGCTGGCAGTAAAGGATCTTCCACATCTACCAGCATATCATGTCGTTGTTCGTCCAGTATCGATCAGGGCAAAGACAAAGGGTGGTGTATTTCTGCCAGACAAGGTCAAGGATGACGTAGCCTATCTGACTACTGTAGGCAAGGTTCTGAAGGTTGGTGACATGGCCTATAATGACAAGGACAAGTTTCCCAATGGTCCTTGGTGCAAGGTTGGTGACTATGTCTGCTATGCCAAGCTTACTGGCCAGAAGTTCGTGTTTAAGGGTGTAAAGCTTCTCTTGATCTATGACGATCAGGTCATCATGAGAATCGACAATCCAAAGGATCTTGATACTACATACAATCTTTCCAATTAATTTGTATACACAAATATGCTGTGCTAACATACAAGTCCTTTCAACGTAACCGTTAGTTTCGTAACTAGCGATAAAAGGGAATAAAATGCAGGTAACAGAACGTTCTCCATCAGAGGGAGCAAACAAGATCGATACTGGTTGGTCTACCGTTGATTTGAATCAGGGAAACGGTGCTACAAAGGTAGAGTTTGAAATCGAACCAGCAGACCAGCAGAAGGCTTCGGCAACATCGAATGCAACGGAAAAGGAAGTTGTTTCGCCTGAAAAGAAGTCTTCGGTCGTTCAGCCATCAAGCAATCTTGAAGATTCCGAAGGCGGCAGAAAGGCAACAGAAACCTCAAATGAAGAGCTGCCTAAAGAACTGGATGGCATTGAGACTCGTGGCGCTCAGAAGCGTATTCGCCAACTTATCAAGCAACGTAAGGAACGTGATGAGCAGATCGAAAAGCTTCGTGAAGAGGTTCAGTCACTAAGGGTATATTCGCAGAATCGCGACAAGGAACTTGCATCGTCTATCAAGACGACGATTGACACAACCGAAAGCCAGCTAAAGGCTCGCATCTCATCTGCAAAGGAGCTATTCAAAAGAGCAGCAGAGAATTCAGATACGGATGGAATGCTTCGTGCTCAGGAGGAAATGAGTGCAGCTTACTCTGAGAACACTCTTCTGGCACAGCGAAAGAAGGCTTTGGAGGACTATGATGAGACTCTGAGGCAGCAACAGGAAAGACAGAAGCAACAGCAGCAGGCGTCATCAGCACAGCCAAAGTACGATCCAAAGGCCATTCAGTGGGCATCTAAAAACGAGTGGTTTGGCAAGGACCAGATCATGACCAATGCTGCACTGTCGATTGATGCACAGCTAAAGGAAGAGGGTTTTGATCCTTCCGACGACGAGTACTACTCGGAAGTTGACCAGAGACTAAAGGAACAGTTTCCGCATCGCTTTGGAGGCCAGAAGGCAGTCGATAGCGATGAGGGTGAACAGGAAGAAATCGCTCCGAAGGTAGCGCCAAAACCTTCTCAGGTGGTCGCTGGTGCGTCACGCACACCACGAGCCTCTCAGACTTCCAAGGGCAACAGCAACAAGGTCAGACTGACTCAGGAGGATGTTCGACTAGCCCAGAAGTGGGGTATTCCACTTGAAGTGTATGCAGCGGAAAAGCTGAAGGCCGAGCAGGCCAACGGCGAATACACTCTGGTACAATAAACAAAGCGGCGTGGAAGGAAATATATACATATGACAACACGAGAAATGAACTCACGTTCAAGCAATACTCGGGAAAACTCGAAGCGAAAGCTCCAGTTCGAAGAGCCCAACTGGCTACACATTCCGGATTCCGTCAAGGAAAGGTTTGCAAACGGTGGCAACAGCCTTCGTTGGGTACGAATCAGCCTCAAGAATGTCGAGGATTACCAGAATATCGGTAAGCGACAGGCTGAAGGGTGGGAGTTTGTGACCGCAGAAGAGGTTCCCGAGATGATTTCTTCCTCTATCGTGAGAGAGGGTGGACGATATTCAGGTGCAGTCTGTCGTGGAGACCTTGCTCTGGCTAAAATGCCTACAGAGCTTGCCGAATCTCGTCAGGAGTTCTATGAAAACCGCAGTAGAGAGATGGTACAGGCCGTAAATTCACAGTTGATGAACTCATCTGACAGCCGAATGCCTATTTCTAATGCAAGCAAGACCAATGTAAGCCGTGGAAAGTCGGCATCTTTCCAAGATTGACCTCAATCTGGCGGTTAAGTAGGTTTTGCATTTGTCAATGTCTATCAGATAAGAAAGGAAAGTGTACAAAATGTCTACTGCAAAGACACTATCCGGTCTTACTCCTTCACGCATTGCTGGTGCCGCTGCCAATACAACTGGTGCAAATGAGTATCCAATCGCTTCGGCATATGCTTCCAACATCTTTACAGGTGATATCGTAAAGGTCGTGAGCGGGTATGTACAGGTAATCACCTCGACCGAGGATTTCGCCCGTGGCGTTTTCCAAGGTTGCCGTTATGTTCAGGATGGCGAACCAAAGTGGAGCCGTTACTGGCCCGCTAATACCTCTGCATCAGAGATCTATGCACAGGTAATGGACAATGTCAATGCAACCTACCTGATTCAGGCAGATGCATCGATGTCCATTGGTGACATCAACAGCCAGAACTTCGGGGTAACTCTCGGTGCTGGTTCAACTGTAACGGGCAAGTCAGGCTTCGGCATCAAGGCTTCCACTCGCACGACTGGCGCAGCAATGCTTCGCCCAGTTGCCGTTTGGCAGATCGATGGCAACGATATTAACGTCGCAGCCGAGCGTGCATTCCCTGTTGTTGAGGTTCGTATTGCACAGAACGCTGACCACTTCATTGCGGTCGTAGCCAGCGTTGGTGCAGTAACCTCTTCAACGATCTAATGAAAGGAAGGAGTAAGTAAACATGGCTATTAATCGCGCTAGTATTGCGAAAGAGCTTCTTCCCGGGCTAAATGCAGTCTTCGGTATGGAGTACAAGGACGTAGATAACGAGCATGCCGTTCTCTATGCCGTCGAGAACTCAGACCGTGCCTTTGAAGAGGAAGTTCTCTTCACGGGCTTTGGTGCCGCTCCAACGAAGGGTGAAGGCGCAGCAGTCCAGTATGACTCTGCACAGGAGAGCTATGTAGCTCGTTATACTAACGAGACCGTTGCTCTGGCCTTTGCCGTAACTGAAGAGGCAATGGAAGACAACCTGTACGACACGTTCGCGAAGCTTCGTGCCCGCGCACTTGCTCGTGCAATGGCTAACACCAAGCAGGTCAAGGCTGCCGACGTTTTCAACAACGGCTTCAGCACATCCTATCTTGGTGGCGATAATGCAGCACTCTTCAGTGCTTTGCATCCAGTAGTCGGTGGTGGCAACCAGTCAAACACGCTCGGCGCAGTCGATCTTTCGGAGTCAGGTCTTGAGACCGCTCTGATCACGATTGCAAAGGCAAAGGATGATCGTGGTATCCTTATCGGCCTACAGGCCCAGTCGCTCCACATTCCACCGGATCTCATCTACACGGCAGACAAGATCCTCAACAGCACTCTGAGCACGACTACGGTCACGAACAGCACGACTGGCGTAACCAATGTCAATGACGTAAATGCGATTCGTCGTATTTCGGCAATGCCAAAGGGCTACTTCGTCAACCATAGGTTCACGGATACGAATGCCTACTTCATTCGTACCGACTGCCCCAATGGTGCGAAGATGTTCGTCCGTGCTCCTCTTGCTACGAAGATGGAGCCAGACTTCGACACGGGTAACCTTCGCTTCAAGGCTCGCGAGCGTTATTCGTTCGGCTGGTCTGATTGGCGAGGCTTCTATGGTGCTTCTGGTTCAAGCTAATATTCAAAAGGGTTGATTCAGAAAGGCTCCATATGAGGGCATAAAGGGGGCGGGATGGAAGGAGGAATTTCTTCTTTCTATCCCGCCCTTCTGTATTTGGTCTTTGCAAATACAGATGGTATAATGTAAGGACTTTCAATCCTTGCATACGCTAGCAAATCAAGAAGGATAAGACTCAAATGTCCACTAACATTAGACAGGGTCATGTAGTAGGTAGTGGGGCTGTGCTGGATGTTACTTCAAGTGTAACTCTTGCAGATACCCGCATCAGGGGAATCTTTGCCACTGGCATTGGTTCCTTTCTAATTACCGGTACATCGACCGATCCATACGGTAATATCAATGGCAATAATTTCAAGTTTGCCCTTACGACAGCAGTAGATGCAACCGATATTTTTCTACCAGATGGTGGTATCAAGGTTAATGGTCCAGTAAAGGTTTCGGCTCCTACTTCAGCAGCTACTGTAGCAATCTTCTACGGCTAATTGATTTTAGCAAAAGATAGCCATGCCTACCTATACTTATCTGGTCAATGATATCCTGAATGCTACGGAGAATACCGGAAGCGAGTTCGTTGACTATATTCCGTATATGGTCAACAAGGCTGAGGAGAGGCTTGTAAAGGATCTTGATGACTACGGTCTGGTAACCTATACGTCAGTAGCAGTAAGTGCAAACAAGAATATTGTCACTCTTCCTACAGGAACTCGCGTAGTCAAGAATTTCAATATCAAGAGCGATGGCACAAAGATTAATCTTCTTCTTCGTACCGACGAATTCATCAATGACTATTGGCCGGTATCAGCTTCTGTTGGAGAACCCAAATACTATGCTCCACGTACTAATACAAATGTTCTCATTGCTCCAACTGCCGCTTCTACCTACGATGGAGAGATTGTACACATCTCGCGACCGGTTACGCTAAGTTCAGCAGCAGACAGCAACTATTTCAGCGAGTACTGCTATGACCTTCTGTTCTACGGTAGCATGGTCGAAGCCCTGATGTTTCAGAAGGACTATGTAACGATGCAGGTATTTGAAGGCAAGTACAAGCAGCTTCTTGAGCTTCAGCGTAACCAAGCCCGTAGGACAAGAAGAGACGACATGCAGGTCCCTGCCAGCCCTGCTGGTGGCGACAATACACTGGTTCCAAACTCAAACTGATATAAAGGGAGAAAGTTCAAATGGCTGGTCTAAGGAAAACACTGAATCTGCTGCTGTCTAACAGGACTGCTGGCGAAAAGCGGATTGCCCCTGCTCTTCGTGAGACTAAGGAATATGCAATGGGCAAGGCAAAGGGCGCCGCTGCTGGTGCTGGTGCCACTGCTGGTGGTTATGAAGTGGCTAAGAAGGTTCGTGAAAAGATTAAGAGCGACGATGAATCTCGTCGTCAGTCGATGGATCCAAACGAAATGTACAAGGTAGACCTTACGCCAGATGAGATGGATGTACTTGAGGAGTATACTCGTACAAAGGCCACGAAGGGTTCAGCTACAAAGAAGGCTATGGGTGGCAAGGTTGGCAGAGGCTGCGGCGCAGCAATGCGTGGCGGTGGTGCCGTAATGCGTAAGGAAAGGATGTACTAATAAAATGTCAAAGACCAGAAAACCAACTACCACAATGAAGGACGATCCGTATTCATCGGATGTCACTTCTGGCATTGGTGGTAGTGTTGTAAAGGAAGATCCCATTCCGCCACCTCCACCTCCTCCACCTGCTCCTCGCAAGCCGGTAGTCAAGAAGGCTATGGGTGGTAAGATTGGCAGGGGCTGCGGCGCAGCAATGCGTGGCGGTGGTGCCGTAATGCGTAAGGGAAGGATGTAAGTTAAAATGGCTAGTCAACGTAAACCTCGTTCTGAATTTGAACGTGCATTTGCAGATGCTCGTGCAAGAGGGGACAGGACCTTTGAGTTTACCACTGCTAGTGGTAAAAGGGGAACCTATAATACACGTCTAAAGGGGGAAGATACTACAAAGTATGAAAAGTTTCTTTCATCTAGAGCCGCTCCAAAAAGAGAAAAACCTCTAGCATCCGAGACTTACGATCTTTCTCCCATTACTGAAACTCAGAGGGCTGCAAGGCTTGTAGAAGAACTGACTGATGAAGAACGCATGAAGAAAGACAAGACGTTTGAATCGACAGGTAATTTTAAGTCTGGCGGCAAGATCGGCAGGGGTTGTGGAGCCGCAATGCGTGGTGGTGGTGCTGTGATGAGAAAGGGTAGAAAGTAATTCAAGATGCCTATAAAAAAAGGTAAGTCAGACAAGGTTATCAGCAGCAATATTCGAATGCTGGTAAAAGAGGGCAGGCCACAGAAGCAAGCTGTGGCCATCGCTCTTCGGTCTGCAAGCGCAAAGAAACTGGCAGAGGGTGGTTTGCCTTCGCTAGTTACTGGTCGAGCAAATCTTCGTGAAGCAATCAATACTCGTGACAACGAAAATCTTCCTATGGAAGAAAGGCTTGCTGCACAGCGTGTGATTCGTAAGGTTGGCAAGACACCAGTAAGGGAAATGAAGCGTCAGATGAATCGTACTGGAGATCTGGTTGTCATGAAGATGGGCGGTTATGTATCCCGAGTAAATGAAGCTGGAAACTATACGAAGCCCTCAATGAGAAAGCAGCTATTCAATCGAATTAAGGCTGGTACAAAGGGTGGGGATGCGGGAGAATGGTCAGCTAGAAAGGCACAGCTTCTTGCATCGGAATACAAGAAGCGTGGTGGAGGATACAGGTAGACAAGGCTATGGCAAAGGGAATGATCAAGGACCCGCAAGAAAGTCTCAAGGCTTGGACAAGACAGAAGTGGCGTACAAAGTCTGGCAAGCCATCAAAGGAAACAGGAGAACGGTACCTGCCGGAACAGGCAATCAAGTCACTGTCTGCAAGTGAGTATGCAGCCACTACGGCAGCAAAGAGGGCTGGTACTCGAAAGGGAAAGCAGTTCGTGAAGCAGCCAAAGATAATCGCCAGCAAAGTAAAGCAATTCAGGAAGTTTTAAGACAATGGCACTTACAGATTCAGAAAAGAACAAGCTACGTAAGCTGGGACTGAGCGGTCTTAACAAGCCAAAGAACACACCATCGCATCCAACTAAAAAGGGTGTAGTTGCTGTTCGTGCTCCTTCTGGTGGCGTAAAGGTTATTCGCTTTGGTGACCAGAAGATGGGACATAACTATTCTCCAGAAGCCCGTAAGGCCTTTAAGGATCGTCATGCAAGTAATATTGCAAAGGGTCCTCAGAGCGCAGCCTACTGGGCAAACAAGCAGTATTGGGCTGGTCCCACTGGCTCAAAGAAGATGCCTCCTAAGTCACAGCAGTACGTCAGAGGCATCAAGCGATAAATGGCTATTTCAAGATCAAGCATAGGGAGACAGATTACAATGCCAATGGGTAAGAATAAGAAGATGCCAAAGCTTGGTTCTGGTGAACGATTTGCAAAGCTCACTAAGAGCATTGCAGCTAGAGGCGATGTAAAGAATCCAGCAGCAGTAGCAGCGGCAATTGGTCGCAAGAAGTATGGTGCTGAGAAGATGCAGAAGATGGCTGCTGCCGGTCGCAAGCGCATCAAGGGCTAAGACGTTATAAGG